CGCGAGTTGAAAGCGCAGCCGCCATAACGCGATCGTCTTTTGCGGAGCCTTCGCCTTTAATGCTCAACCCGTCTTGGACGATTTTCCGCATCTCCTCAAGAAGTTCGAGGGACTTCAGCCGGATCTGCCCCATGGCGAAGCCGTCACGGAACTGGTTAAAGATCACGGCTTTGTTGTTGATGTTGGTTTTCCAGTGGTAGGCTACGCCGCCGCCCATAGAATCAGCACGGGAGTAAAAGTAGTTCCGGACGTTCAGCAAGACGTTCCGCAGCCCCTTCTTATCATCCGGCGGGACGATCAGCCCCTGCGTAAGCTGCGTTTGCAGATGGCGGAACTCCGTGAAGACTGCTTCACCAGGGCCGTTCAACTCCAGCAGCAGCCGGGCGTTGCCGTAAAGCCCTGCAAGGTGCGCGACGATCCAAGAGAACTGATACGTCTTGATTGAGGGCGAAGCGAACTCCGCCACCTGATCCATGCCGTCCGCATAGACCCGGAAGATCTGCGCAACGTAGCGGTCACCTTCGTCTGACGAACCATACGCCGGATCAGCCCCGATCACATACGTTCCCGCCGGATCAGGTTCTTCCCAAACCTTTAGCTGCGCCAGCTTCGCGTTCTTAACCGGCTCAATCGTGGTAGCCAGAAACTGTTCGCCCATGTAGTAGCGGTAGCCCTTGTACGGAAGCTTCGCGCACTCCTTAGCGGCTTCCGCCAGCGCAGTAGAACTAAAGAAAGTACTACCTGTAAGCATGAAGGCTTGTTCTTCATGCCAGGGCAGTTCTTGCTCAATGATGCTTGCGCCGGTCTCATCAATAATGTTCCCTTCTCCCGAAGGGTCTTTCTCATGCCGATACCAAGCAAGCTGCTCAAGCGTAATCTCAAAATCATACTTCCGCTGCACATACGCGATGAGCTCTTGTTCGTCTTCAGTGAGGGCCGCGGCTGAATACTTTTCATAAAGTTCCCGCTGCTTCTTCCCTTTCGACGGGTTGAAGGAGTAGGATTCCTTGGCCCACCAGCCGATGAAAATACCCTGCTTCACCATCGGGTCTTCGCGCGCATCCTCCCACATTTCGTGGAACATGTTGTAACCGCGAGCCGTGGATTCAAACATGTATAGCCGTGCAGGGTATTCAGCGGCAAGCGACTTCTGCAAAGACTCAAGACCTTCTTGGTCGCCCCAAGAACTACACTCCGTAGCGTGCAAGAAGTTGTAAGCGCGGGAGCGGCCAAGACCGCCATTCTTTCGAGTTCCAGCGACGAGGTAGTCTAAGCTGCTGCCATTTGAAAGAACCAGCCCGTCTTTGTTGTGGGAGACGATAGGAATAGCGAAGCTTCGCGGAAGGCTCTCCAACATACGGGTAATCAGTATTCGAATCTTTTCCTTGTTCGGAGCCGTGTCCGTGACGAGGCCGCCCTGCAAGCCAGGGAAATAGCTGATCCAGAACAAGTCGAGAAGGATGCTTCCAGTCGTGATGCCCAACTGCCGGGCTTTCAAAATCACGAACCAGTGGATGTCTTTTTGCAGTCCCGCAAACACGCCGTCGAAGAACATCCGCTGCGCAAAGTACGGGTTCGTAAAGCTGATAACACCGGCTTCTTTCGAGTCGATCTTTACCTGTGCCGCAAATTCGTAGAACATTTCCCTGATCATGGGGATATCGTCAGGGTCAAACTCATGGGCCGGCGGCTCGATCAGATCACTCATTTGGCGGTTCTCCAAGCAGGTTTAAAATTTCCCAGTGGGGAATCCCTTTCGGGCGCGGAAGGTCTTGACGAATCCCGCTCACTTTCAGGTTCGCCTTTCTACAGTCCAGATGGTTATCCGAGATATACGTCACACGGTACGGGAGCGGCACATCGCAGACGAGTCTCGAAAGATGTAAGTGTCGAGGCTTGCCCTGCACGATGACTGTCGTGTAGACGTAGCGGTGGTAGACTGCGCGGCCATTCTTATGCCGCATCTGCCGTTTGATATGCCACCTGAAACGAGAACAGCGTTCGTAGTCTTCATCATCTACGAACGCTGTATTTCGAAGGTCTATGCGTAGTTTTTTCATAGGGGGCAGTATGCCCCCCGAATATTAACTAATCAATTAGGCTGGGTTTCGGAAGCAGGTGCTTCCGGAGTCGGGGTCTGCGCCGCGATGATAGCACGCTCGCCATGACCGCGAAGTTTCGTAATCAAGCCGGCGACTTCTTTGAAGGGCTTCTCAGCCAGGGCGATCAGAATTTGATCGAGTTCCTGAATGTCGTGTTCGATAGTGACGAGGATGGACATGGTAAACTCCTTTCGGTTTGTTACAACGTGGGAAGTATAGACGGGTTTAGGGGTTTGTCAATGGAGTTTTAACCAGAGGTTGCGGGGGGGTGTCATAAGGATACCTTAGCTTTATTGTCGATCAGGCTTGGTACAGACTCGTGCGAAACGCTAGGATAGGGAATATCCTGGCGGCAGGCTGAGCGGTATGGTTGGTTTCCGTAGGACATAGGTATTAAGATTTTCTAGCTATTTCAAACCAAGCTCCTCCGTTTGAAACCAAGGTTAAGGTACTGCCACCCGTTGCGGTAAAAGTTCCTCCCGCAAGGTTAAGACTGTTGTTTCCAGAACCGCTTGTAAGCGTAATTGAATTATTGAAAATCAAAATAATTTGTCTTGCGGGCCATCCGTAATTCATAACGCTAAAACCAGTAGATCCAGTAACACCAAAAACAGTTCCCGTGTTTGGAATTACCATAGGACTTGCAGAAGCAACCGTAGAAACTGCTGATGTATTGCTGATGGGATTGCCAGAAAAAGAACCAAAATAATTATTGTTTCCAATATAAAGATTTCCATCGTTTGCATTAAGCAAAAATGGGTTTGTGGTAACTGCAATAAAACTTACGGCATCAACAAATACTTTTGAGGATAAGGAATTAAGAGTTATTGCAGTATTTTCATTGTCAATGTTGCCACCAATTATTGTAACGTCACCAGTATTGACAGTTATGCCTGACGTATTGCTTGTAAAAATAGAGCAATTCGTAAGTTCAACAAAACCATAAGGAGATGCAGTCCCTGTGTCAAAATACATTCCTGTATCTTGTCCAGAAGCCAAACAAGCCATTAACCTTGTTCTTTGCGCGGATCCCGTAATTGAAAAACCTATCTGACCACTATAGGTTGTAGGTGATTGATCAGCAGAACAATTGCTTAAAATTACATCACCAGTTGCAATTAGGGAAAACCCAGTTTCGTAACCATACGAAAAACAGTTATTTACCCTAGTCCAATCTCCACCAGAACCAGAACCAGTATAAGAAATTAAATAAGCTGTTCCAGACCTGTTAGTTGCATAAGAAGTTCCTGTAGTGAGGAAAGGCCATCCGTGACAATTGTTTAGGTGAACAATGTCGTTACTGTTCTGTATTTTTATACCAGCCGTACAATCAAATTTTAGGTCTCTTATATTAGCTCTATTATAATTATTGGATGTAAATGCTTGGGCAAAACCCAAAATCATACATTCATGCAAGAAAACATCATCTCCAGCAGCGGTAATTGCCGTGCCAGCAAAATTTGCGGAAGGATTTGTTTCTGGTACTGCTTGGTCTTTTCTAATTACCAAACAACCAAAAAGACCACTACCTCCTGATAATGAAATTGTTGCGGAACTATTTAATACAATTCCAGCAATTGAATTATAGGCATACCCAGAATCAGTAGCATTATTGCCCATGTAAAATTGTGGCCCTTTAATTGTTACATTAGATGGAACACTTAAATTGGAAGCAATATAAACCCTGCCGTTGTAATTAACAGTACCTCCAAAAGAACCAAAACTATTCAATGCAGCTTGAATAGCAGATGTGTCATCTGTAACGCCGTCTTCTACCGCACCAAAATCCTTAACATTCACCACATCGGCAAAGCGATTCCCCAACGTTCTAGCCGTGGTGCTCCCTGTGGCTGTGATCGGTGTGAGCGAGGCATTAGAAACACCAGTCCCACCGCTGGTCTGTGCCAACGGCACTGTCGTGGTCAGAGTAGTGAACGCACCTGTATTCGGAGTTGTGTTTCCGATAGGTGGCGGCGAAGCCAGCAAGCCAGAGAAGAAGCTGGTTGAGCCGATAAGGCTGACAGTGAAGCCGCTAGGTGCAGACATGATGACCTCGATCTACGGGAACATGAAGAAGAAGTTGGTGGTGTTGGTTGCGGCGGTGGAGGTGTAAGTGAAGACAACAATGCCTTGAGCGCCCGTCCCCCCTGTTGGTCCCGTTTGGGGTCCACCACCGCCACCACCGTATAAACCGCCAGTGCCAGTTGTGGCAGACCCACCGGATTCGCCACCACCGCCACCGCCTGGACCGGCAGTCGCGCTATTGGAAGTCTGAGTCCAAACGGCGCTGGTGCCGCCATTAGCTGAACTCGGATTATTTGGCGTTAATCCACCACCACCGCCGCCACCTGACGAACCAGCTACTGCGGCGGAACTTGACGTAGCGCCGGCACCACCACCAGTCCCGCCATTCCCGTTGCCGCCAGCGCCGCCAGCGCTTACTGTGCCGACACCGCC